CCTGATAGTTGCCATAGTAATCCTTTGTCGGAAGATACTCCCGAAAGTCCATTGCGTCCATAAATTCTGGCGGGCGCTGGCCGTCAGTGGTTCCAAGCCTGCCGAAGAACGCAAGGTTACTAGGAATCGGTGAAGTCCCAAGCCCGACAACAGTGTTTACGGTGCCGATGCTCTGCGTCCAGTCCCACTTGAAGGTTCCGGCGACTTCAAAGTACGCCTGATTCAGCCAAATCTTAAACTGGTTCTCGTCAACATTGCCGTAACCGTATGACAGACAGCGACTCAGCAACGTTCCGAGTGTTACTGTGGAGGCTGGCATTAGTCGTTACGTGAGTACATGCCGTGCTGGACAGCGGAGCCGCGCTTCTTGCGCCACTCGTAAAACTTGTCACGAGCGTCGGCCCACTGCTTCTGTCCCTTAAGGTCGCCCTTCTCACTCTGATACGCCTTAGCGAAGTTAGACCACGAAAGAGGTCCGGCCTGCATCGCCTTCTTTTTATTTGAGATTCGGGCCTTCTGCTTGTCGGTAATATCGCCGCCCATTGCGATACCCTTCTCGCGCTCGACTCGATACTTGCCCTGTAGAGCGTTCTGCTTATCGGCCTCAGCGGCGCGGCGCTTCTTCATGGAGTCGTCCATTACTTCTTACCCTTCTTATAGGTTGACATAGGATTCTTCTCAGAAGCATCCTTACGCTTATTGGCGTACACACTAGACGCCTTATTGTAGTTGTCGTTGAACTGAGGACGAACCTTTGAGCCGGTGCCATAGCCGGGGTCACTAGGAGTCTTGCCGTCCTTGTCAACGCGAAGCCACTCATTTCGGTCAAGAATCTTGCGCTCGGCAGCCGTAGCCATTCGCTGTTTTACGACCTTGCCTTCGCCCTTCTTCTTCTTCCGCGTTTCTCCGGGCATGATTGCGGCAGGTGTGTTCCTGCCTTCGTACCAAACAAGTCTATACTCAGCCATGAGTTATCCCATACTTCCGAAGGTCCTTACGCATTTCAAACGCAAGCCAATCAAGAGTCTCTTCATCTATTGATTCGTAAGCAGCGGCAGCAGCGTCTACCTCGGCCTCGGCCTTCTTAAGACGTTCATCGAACGGAACACTTGCAATGTATCGCAAGTGGTCAAGCACCCGAGAGTCGAGTTCTTCATAGCGTGCGACAAATCTAGTAACTCCGTCTGTGCAGTTCTCCATGACTGTAAAAGGCTTCTCGTGCTTCTCGTGATAAACGATGTACAGGTTTGGGTCAATTTCCTTGATGCGCTCTGCAATGTTGTACAGGTCGCTATCAACCATCATCATGGCAGTCTGGTCGCCGGAAACGTCCAACTTAAGATTTGATGGGATAGAAGATACAAGCATTAGGTCTTGATGATGTAGTTCAGAGCGCGGTAGGGCTGCATGTTATTGTGAGGCTGACTCCCACCCGCCGAGGTTGAGGTAATCGGGAATCCAACGGTTGAGTACGGAGGCTGATTATCGGAACCGGGGATTCCCGCAGCGCCTCCCAAGTCTCCAAACACGAACGCATCAACGGTCACGCTATGAGTGTGCGCTGGCATTTCGCTAGATGAAAGCGTGTGAGTCGTCGCGCCGCCAGACGCATTAAGAGCGTAGGTTCCGTTCTTACCGACAATCACGCGCCCGCCCATATCTGGAACCTTGAACTTGCCCGCAGCGCCGCCGTAGGTCTGTCCAATAACTCCAAACAGGGCAGCGTAGTCGCCTTGGTCGTACTCTGTACCATCGCAGAGCAGCCAGCCGGTCGGCGCGGTAGCCCCGGCGTAAGCCTGCACCGACGCAACCGGGGCAATCTGAGTCTGAGCAAGCGCCTGTAGCACGGCGGTTTCTACTGCATTTGCAAGTGACTGACTAGCAGACGGCCAGTCCGTAACTTGGTCGGTTCCCTCCACATAAGGGATGTTGAGTTGCGATGTGTATTGCATAGTGCCCCTATTATATCATAATAATCAACATAATTGGGTGGGGTGGGGCCGTATTTCAGACCCCACCCCATCCTGCTCCCGCTACCAGCCAGATAGGGATGGCACCCGACGACTACTTAACGTCGTCAGCCGCCCCCGTAATCTTGCCGTGGCGGTTACGAGCCCAAGTACCGAGGTTGCAGTACTTGAAGATGATTCCGATGTAGCGGTCGTAGCGCGGCTCCCACTTAAGAACCTCGCCGTCCTCTTCCATCCACTCCCAGTCGCTCATCTGCGACCAGAACATAGCGTCAGTGTTGACCGCGAACACCTGCCCGGACGGGCAGTGGTCGTCGTACACCATCGGAGTCTCATCGAACATGAGCGCCGTGAACCCACCGCGCAGGCGCACCGACTGAGCGTCGTTAAAGCGCTTAAGCGAGGTAAGGGTGTTAGCGTAACGGTTACGAATACCGCGCGTCGTGATAAGCACGACCTCGGAATCCGCACCCGACTCAAAGCCGATGCTGTCCTTCAACTGCCGCAGAAGCGAGTCACCCACGACCGCGCCACCAGCAGCAATCTCAGAAGCCTTCCAGAACGACTCACCAGCCGTCGCCGGGTTAAGGCCGTGAAGCGCCCCCGACGAGTCAATGATGTTCTGTAGACCGTTAATCGCGCTGCCCTTGTCGTTGTTCGGCGCAGCCGAAGTCGAGTCGGACGAAGCACGCACGAGAACGTCACCAGCAACAACCGTGACCGACGCGCTCAGGGTCACGGTCACAGCGGTACGGTTAATCTGCGTCACGTAGCGCGACGCCGTACCCTTGTAAGTCGTGAGGGTCGAGTCGTAAATGTCAACGTACTCGCCACCCTGAAAGTAAATCGTCGTGTCAAGGTCAATGGTCGTACCCGTCACCGGGTTAGCGACCGTCGCCAGCACACCGTTGCCGGTGCCGAAAGCCTGAATGTTAACGTGGCGCTTAAGGTCGTCGGTCAGGCCCTCCATTTCAGCCTGTAGCGCCCGACGAAATGCACCCTCGTTAGACTCAGAAGCCTTGAGCAACTGGCCCGTGATGTTGAACAGGCCGTAGAAGTACCGCAGCGCCTCGCTGATGTACTTGTACCCCTGATTGCCCGGAGCCGGAAGCCAAGCGTTCTCGGCACGCGGGCCAGTACCCTGATTCCGCGAAGTGCGGAGCGGGATACGGAACTCATTACCAACAAAATCAATTCCGGTTGAGTCAGCAACAATGCCCCGGAACTCACGCGAGCCGTGGGGGAGGTCCTGCTTATCCTCACCGTCACGAGTGCGGAGTCCAAAGAGCAGAATCTTGTTGCTGTTCAACTGGTCACGAATCGGACCAATGAACTTAGTCTTCATCGCGGCGCTGAAACTAGCGGTATCCGCCATTAATTACTCCTTGAAGTTTCTAGCGTCCACCACGACTGGTCTTGTCCTGTGACAAGAATGCGTCAATGGCGTCGCCAAGTCCTGAGTACGACTCCTGCTCAGGCGGCGTCGGATTGCCCTCACCCATAGGGGTAGGACCGTCCATTTCTGCTCCCGGCTCTGGTGCTCGATGATACTTCATGTACCAACTGAACGCCATTTCCGGGTCGCCGTCGAAGGCAACAATGGCGGCGTGGAACAGTTCACGGTCAAATCCGGGATGCTCGGTTTCAAGGTCGGTCAGAAGTTCCTCATAGGCGGCGTCCTGCTGTGCCTCCTGCTCCTGCGCCATCTTGTCCATCACCCACTGCCGGTATTCATCCGGCTCTTCACCGTCGTCCATGCCGTCAAACTCACCATCGAATTCGCCGTCAAATCCGCTTTCATCGTACTCACCGTCGTTCAGCAGACCAAGCAATTCGCCCATCTGCTGATAGGTCCCCGCAGGGTCATTCTCAAGCGCCTCGGCAAGTCCTGCCATAATCTGCGCTCGCTCCATATCACCGCCGAACAGTTGGTCCCACTGACTCATCTGCTGCTCGTACTGAGTCATACGCGGCTGCCAAACCTCTCGCAGATAGGCGTCCACGTTCGGGTCCTCAATCCCACGGTCTGCAAGGTCCTTTGCCCACGGCGCTGGACCGCCATCCTTGACCTCCTGCCTCGGCTCAGAACGCTCGTCAGTGTTCTTAGACTCGGACTTGGGCTGTGATGACTTCTCCGTACTATCGGCCTTGGGCTTGCTAGAATCACCCTTACCCTTAGACGGCTTAACGTCGTCCTCAGTAACTTCAAGGCTGTCCCCAGCAGGTGCCTGTGCCTCAGTAGTCTCGCTCATGGTTCCTTTCCTAGCGTCCCATCATGGGGCGCTTATTCATCATTGATGCTGCCTCAGTGGCAGCCTGTGCCATGCCGGGGTTGCCCGACATAGTAACCGGAGGGGCTGCCTCCGGTGTCTCTGTGGGGGCAGCGTCGGGACCGGGCGTGGTAGCACCCTCGCCCCCAAACCGCGCCTGAATCTCTCCAATCGCCATAATCATCTGCTGAATGGCATCAGCGACCGGGCTTTCCGGGTCCTGCTGAGCCACCACCATCATCATAGTAGAGAGTGCATTCGTTGCTTGGTCTGCTGCCTTAGTAATATCCATTAAATCTCCTATTATGGCTGAACCGGGGCCGGTCCCTGTGGACCGGGCTCCATTGGAGGCTGACCGCCGCCCATATCAGGCGGTGGTGGCGGCGGCTGCCCCTGTGCAGCCATTTGAACTTCCGCCGACTTCTGTGCCTCAATAATATTCATTTGCTCGTGCTGCTCCAAGTGAAACTCAAAGTAGCGCTGAATATCTGGGCTAAGTGTAGCATACTCGTCACTATTCATATAGCGCCTGTGCTCAAACATATGTACGGCGTGATTGTTCCACTGATATGCCTCAACCGGGCGCGGCTCTCCGTCAAGCACTCCGCTCATCAACTTATTCTCACGGTACGCCTGCGCCTTGTCCTGCGCTTCCGGCAAGAGGTCCGGGCTTTCGGGGGCAAGATTAAGAAGTTCAAGGACCTGCTTCGGGTCCTCTAGAATCTTGTACTGCCACAGGTTAAGAACGCGGTCCCAACGGCCCGCGATACTCTGCGGAAGTCCGGTAGTGGTCTGAGTAACCACGCGAAGTTCATCCCCTGATGGAATATCATCGCGCATAAACGAGTAGACTTCAACAGCGCCGGACGGGTCATACGCCTTAAGAACTTGCTTGGGCTTGCCAAACTGCCTTAGCAGATTAGCCATCTGCCAGAACCCCTCTGACATAGCCTCTTCCATAGAGTGAATAGTGTCCTTAAGAACCTCGTCGTCAGTCTCCTGTAGCAACTGAATCGCCTGCGCAGCCTCGACGCGCCCCGGAACACCACCGCGCGAAACCTCGTGCTGACCGGCCATATCCTGTGCAAATTGTGTAATTCGCGCAGACTCGCCGCCAACCCATGCGGGGAGCGCCTGAATCTCAATAAACTGCGGAGCGGAGTCAGGAGGACCGCCAGAAGCGCGAAGCACCTGTCGAGGGCTGGCGTCTGGGTCGGCCTCCAATTCAAGCGAATGGGGGATAAACCACTTACCATTTGCAAGGTTGCGATTCTCGATAATCTGCGCCTCTACGCGATTAATCTCATCTTGCGGCGCTCGCACAAAATCGAGCACCGAAGCGTACCACTTAGAGTTGGAGCGCTCGATGTGTCCCATGTGAGTAAACGGCATGTGGCCGTGACTATACGGGAAGGGACCGTTGTGCACAATCTCGTTTCCAGCCCATACAATGTAAGCGCCCTTCTCACGGTATGAGCACGGAGGCTCCCAATACTCGTTAACCACAACGCCGGGAAGGTTTGCGTTCAGTCCATCAGTGTAGTTAGAGTAAAGGCGTCCCTCAAGGCCAGCAGCAATGTCAGATTCCATTGCATCAAACTTCTTACCATACCGCTCATATGCTGTCTCAACGTCAAGAAACTGCGTCTGGATAATCCAGCGGCAGTCTAGCATTGACTTAGCATACGGGTCTGGGTAAACATCGAACGGTGGAACAACAGCAACCTCGCCGTCAGAGCCGTTCCAGAACCATTTAAGCCAAACGTTTCCAGTGGTGACAATCCAGAAAGAAGCATTACGAAGGCGCCGGTCCATCTTCCACTCGTGGCGCCAGTTCCTAAACTGCGCGTTGACCACCTTAGCAATGTACTGGTCGTCCTCGGCGTCGGTCTTTGGAAGCGCCTCTACAATCGGGACCGTCTTAAGAATCTTGGCGCGCTCGCGCCTTGCAATCGGCATACAGATGTTGTGAACAGTACGCTCGCTGCCGTGCGGAGCCACGCGCTCAATCAAGCGCTCGGTCGTAAGGTCCCATCCGATATGCTGGTCGCCATTGACATACGCAATGTTCATCCACCAGTCCGGCTCCCACAAGCGCCGCGATTTACGAGAATACTCTTTGCGGCGCTGTAGTTCCTGAATGTCAAGTTTAGTGGCTGCCATTCGCCTCGCTACTTAATATTAGTTACGAACAAACCGGCTTCCTCAGCGGCGTCCTTGAATGCGTCATAAGAAGCAACCTGCTTCTTTAGGGCCTTTACCTCGGCCTTAAGCGAAGCGACCTCACTCTTAGTTGAGTCACTTCCGCTTAGAAACGCCTTCAACTTGTTAGGCGTCGTGTTGTAAAGCGCTGCAAGCCCCTCGATTAGCGACGATTCTCCAATATAACAATATGCCGCCTCTAGCGGAGTAACGCCGGGAAAGACGACTCCCTGCTCTTCCTTATGGGTATTCAGGCAACCAGCAAACGTCGGGTCAGGATTTGACTTAAACGGCTGGGCCAGTTCAGAATAATCGTTCATAGGCTCCATTATATCATATAATTTGCGTTCATAGCGGCAACGGCCTGCATTCGCTGTTTCTGCTGCTTGACTTGCTTCCCTACTTGCTTCCAGACCTGAGCGTTCAGTGAAGTCTCGTCCTCTGTAGGCACAGGAGGCGGCGTCTTTGCGTAGAACAATGTTGCTAGATACTGCGCCGCGTCTACCAAGTGGTCGTCTTTCTTGCGAGGGCGCTCAGCGCCGTCTGTGTCCCTTGATATATTAATCTTTGCCCAGCGGTACTGCTGAAAGGCTACGCTTGTCATAGGACACTGCGTAGATAGTGTCAGTTCGTCGCGCGTTAGAAGTTGGTTAAGGGCATTGATTCTGGACGAATAGTCCTTTGAACCCATTTGAAAGTTAAGTCCGTGAGTCGTAAACCAGTATTCAACTGACTTAGTGGACTCTCCCATTCTGTTCCGAATAGCGGGGTCGGCTGCGCGATACTTGATTGTCTCACCATCTTCAAGTCTTTTAATCGTAGCGGCAACCTCGTGAACACTCATTGTAACATACGATTCTCGTGAAACAGCGTCGGTAGGGTCATACGACTGCCATTCACGATACTGATACCAGCGAGTAGTCCCCGGCTTACGTGCCCACCATACAACTGCGGTCGGGTTGCGAAGGCCCCAATCGAGGCCCATCGCACGCTCCCAATCAGACGGCGGATTAAAGTGGTTGTGTACGTGCTCTGTTGGTGAGAACTCAAGAATCTGTCCTTCAAAGGCGTCGAACTCACAAAGCACATATCGCCTTACCCACATTTCAGGCATTGCAAGAAGGCTTTGTAGATATGCGTTTGGCGTGCCGTCGTCTGCGTACAAAGTAGGATTGTCGAAAGACGTTGAGCGAAAGTATCGCCTGCCCGGAGTTTCCTGATTAACGAAGTGGTCCCACACCCAATCGTGACCGTTTGGGTTAGTTGCAATTGCAATTAACTGCCTAATGTTGGCCTTGTCCCACTTAACTCCCTGCTCGCGCGCCATAGGAGTAGGCTGCTGTTGGCGAAGGCGAGTCTTGAGTCCATTGTAAGCATCGTACTCAATTTCACTCGCCTCATCAATATACACAGCAGCGAGGTTCAGCGACATATGCTTGCGCCAATCGTCCAGCGACCGAAACAATACCTCTGACCCGTTAGGGAAATAAATTCTGTCAATGTGACCGGCCATTCTTTTTGGCTCACACAACTGCCAAAGCGTTGTCGCGGTATCATTGTCTACCGGACGCTGGGTAAGTAGATTGACAAACTCTGTTTCGGTAGTGTCGCGCAGAGCCGGGGTTGTCTGGCGAGCAATCATAATACGTGAACCGGGCTGATTTAGTGCAAGTCCGATTGCGTCGGCACACAAAGCAAGCGTCTTTCCTGAACCGACAGCACCGATTGCTGCTTTTTCGCGCACGTTTGTCATATGAAACGGCAGGTGTACAGGGAACGGCTCGTAGACAAATGCTACTTCCATTTATTATTCGCCGCCGTAAAGTCGGTTATTAACAATTGCTCCGGGGTCAGCACCACCATACTTGTAGTTCTGTGTAACTTGACAAGAAGTACATACGTAGCGTTCTCTGTCGTCATGTATATTCATATTTGCGGCTGGCTTGCGTTGATGACAACGATAGCACTCAGGCCAATCTCGCTCAAAGTCCTCAACAGAATCATCGTCTGCTGACACGCTTTTAGACGCCTCTGGCAGTTGTTCATACTGCTCAACTACAGCGTGCCCAAGCGGAGTGTCCGGGGTAGGCACGCCGGAAACCACAACAATGTTCTGAGAGCCCTTATCATTAGGGTCTGCCTCACCAAACGCCATTGCGTACTTAAGAAGAAGCGCGTAGGCGCGTGACCTAGCCATCCAATCCTCAGACTCTAGGTCTTGCCTAAGACCAGCGAGCGCCTGTGGGAGCATAGTCATCATCGCGTCGGCAGCGCCGAGTACATTGTCGTGTACGTGCTGCGTAATCTGGTCCCGAATCTCCTGCCTAAGAACCTCACGAACCTCGTCCTGTAGGTTTTCAAAGGCAAGCGCCCGCATTGACTGCTGTGCTTCGCTTATAGTAGAATATCCTTGCTTCTGAACCGACTTTTGCATTGCAGAGCGGCACTTGTCAGAACAGTATTTCTTGGGGCGACCCTGCCTGTGTGTCTCCAAAGGAGCGTCACAAGTCAGGCATCGTCCCGTAGCGTCTGTGTCTTTGCGTACAACTTCACTCATCGGCTATATCTACATCCAACGATGGAATTTCGGCGGGGTCCAACGAGCGCTCACCCTTACCAGAGTTACACGGGTCGCAAGCAGTAATAAGGTTTTTGGTGTTAGTCAAGTCGCCGCCGTCTTTCACAGAAATAATGTGGTCAACCCGAAGTTCGCGCTCAGCAGGCTTTGCGCCACAATAGCGACACATAAATCCGTCACGACGAAGAATCGTCCAGCGAAGGTCGCGCGGAATTGTAATGCGCTTTTTGTTTGCAAGATGTGCGTGATATCTACATTTATCTGTACAGTACGTCGCTGTTTTACGTATGGGCGTAAACATCTGCCCGCAAGTCTTACACTTCTTATCAGGCAGAGGCATACGGGTCCTCTGGTAGAGGAATATTGCCAACCTCGGTCGTTGTCGGAGCGTCAAGCGGCTCAGTCGGCGGCTCGCTGATAATCTCTTCTGGGGTCAACTGCTCAGTGTTAGGGTCCAATGTATCTCCTTAACTAAACTTATCGTGGCCGCTTGCAACTGGCGCAGGCCCGGAAATTCGCCTGCGATAGTTATAGGTGCGGGTCGGTACTCCGGGGTTGGCCTTCTTGAACAACGCCAACTGCTCGTCACGAATAGACTTGCTAGGCCATCCTCCGTACTGCTGCGACGCTCCGTAAGTACCCTCGGGGCCTGACTCAAACGCATACGGCTGAGGCTTCGTGGTTTTAATCGCGCGAACCCAGTGATTTGGATTGTTCTTTTGGAACTTGCGCATCTGCTGATTTCGAATGGTTTTTGTACGCCAGCCGCCGTAAATCTTTACGTCGGTTCGCTCAAACGCAAACATAATCTGAGTGTTGCTGTCGGTTGCTTTGCCGAGGTCTGGGGGCACGACAAAGTACCAATTGTCCTTTACAGAACGAACCCGCGCAGAAACAGCGTCACCGCTGTTGCCCTCAATCGTGCTATATGTACCGTTGTCGTAAACACGGTCAACAATTCCTACATGAACGCCGTTACGAATCATAAGCGCCCCAGCAACCGGCTTGCGCTTAAGCCAGCCTCGTCGCTGTGCCTCAGCAAACGTGATAGCGGTCGCGCCGTGCCCGACGCCGCCGTTACTAACGTGCTGGTAACTCTTGTACCCACACCTATTGGCGCAGAAAACTACAAAGCACCCACACCACGGGACTGGAAATGAGTAGCCCGCGTCGCGCTGACTTTTATTTACAACCCAAGAGCCACCTGAATACGTAGGAGGGTTATCCCAGCCCTGATTGTCGTTCTGCGGGCGGCGCTCATAATGCCCAATCCAACGCCTTGCCTCGCTAAGAATCTTGTCAGCATTACTCGCCATTAGTTTCCCCAACCACGTAGTCGTCCTGCTCGTGCGCGGGCGAGTCGCCGTTAAACTTACTAGGCACAAGCCAACCGGCAAACACGGCTACAAGCGTAGTCAGCGCCGCAACCCACGCCGGGTCAGGCTGCCAATCAACACCAAATGCGGAAACAATACCAAGAACAACAGCAACCGCAGCACCAGCAAAGGCTGCTGCACTTACCTTACGCTCAATTGGTTCACGACTCATAATATTAACGTCCCTTCTATAGAATAGAGAATACTACACCAACTAGACTACCAATTGCAGCGGATACCGTCGCTACACCAAGTATAACTTTACCGACGCCCTGCTTGCCAAGTTGCTGCCCCTCAATGTTAGCAAGAGAGTT